GTAATACCCCTGATCTAAGTGAGGTTTATAGTAAATGCCGCTTCTCTAGCGGCGCCTCTACTCAGCACAGGTATGGCCTGTCACATCCGTTTTATAAGTTTTCATCAGATGCTTACGACGTCACCCCGCGTGCAGCCCCGTTCTTTAGGGAGGCATACGGCGATGTAAAGATAAATTACATCCACGGTAATCGTGTTGGCTTCGTTCCAAAAAACTCAAAGACGTATCGTACAACAGCCACTGAGCCTACGGGCAATATGTGGTTGCAGCTTGGCGTTGGTGCAGTGCTCCGCAAGAAATTACGTAGTATCAAGACCGGATTTAAAAATACGGTGATAGATACACGTAAGCAGAGTACAAATCAAGAGCTTGCCCGTATCGGCAGTATAACTGGCGAGTTGGCGACTCTTGATTGCAAAAACGCTTCTAGCTCGATATCACGCATTTTGGTGTGTGAGTTGTTACCTCCTAGTTGGTTCTTCCTTTTAGACTCAATTCGTTCCACATATGGCGCCTTTGGCGCTAGTGGCGACGTGTTTGAGTGGGAGAACTTTTCTTCAATGGGTAATGGCTTTACCTTTGAGTTGGAGACCCTGATATTTTGGGCGCTCTGTAAGGCTGCTATAGCTTATAAGCGACCGTTCTCTCAGGTATCCACTGCTATTGTTTCAGTTTATGGAGATGATATCATTATTCCTACGCGCTATGCGTCGGACGTGATAACTGTTCTCTCCCAAGCTGGTTTCTTTATTAATGACACAAAGTCATTTTATAAAGGTCCGTTTCGTGAGTCGTGCGGTTCGCACTATTACGAAGGTTTGGAAGTGACTCCTTTCTATATAAAGGCACCCATTAATGACGTTGAACGTCACGCCTGGTTGCTTAATAGAATCAGACGCTGGTCGTATTGTAACTTGACCGGCGTCTGCGATCCCAGGTACTACGAGTTGTGGTTGCAGATATATAAACTGCACCCACTTCGTAGAAAGCTCTCAGGCGGTCACGATTTACTCGATGACGGCATGATAGCCTCTCCAGGGAAAGGTCTCTATAGACTGAAACGCGTTAGTTACCAGTATCCGATTGACGGAGAAAACGCCGTGACCTATGTGCTTCATGCACCTGGGCTTGGTGTTAATCCGAATCCGTTTACTTGGAGTGACCCGGCGTCATCAATTACCCAGAATAAAAATGGGCTTGTTGACATCCCTTGTAACTTCAAGTACCTCGGGTACACTAGCAGCAAAAGACACTATGACCTAATAAGGGTCAGTGTTGAAGCCCG